ATGTTATTGAGAACTGGAGAACAAATTGAGAATGACCTATTTCACATTTTCGAGACAGTAGATCTTGATTATGAAGAAATAGAGAAAAAAGTAAAAATAGATGCTGGAATAATCAAAAGCATCATTTCAGGAAATGAATTTTCTTATATAAAAGAATGGCTAAAGCTTATAAAATTTGTGACTAAAGATATAGACTATATAGAATGTAGCGACATGATTATGCAAATACAAGAAGACATTTTCTTGTACAGTTCAAAGAAACTATACAAATTAAAACATAAAAAAAGAAGTAGAAAGCATGTAAAATTCATAGAAGTGATAGACTATGAAATAATGGAAGAAGAGGACTTTGGAACTTTTATGACACTTTCAGAAATACTTTTACTGTTCGAATTTCAGAATAGTATCATATAAAAAAAGAAAGGGCAATCTTTACGACTGCCCTATATAAATATTTCTATTCCTTTTTTTATTTTTTCCTTATTAGCTTTTATAGTATCATCCGTTTCTTCAAAAATTCCGAATCTATCAAATCCTACAATCATAGTTAATACAACTACATTAGTCCCAATTAAAAGCCACAAATCTTCTCTTTTAGATTTTTCCTCTATAAAATTAAAAAGCTGTTCAGGATATTTATTCCTCAATTCTGTTTTTATCATTGTCAAATTTTCTTTTCTTTGATAACCTCTTAATTTTAATGTCAGAACTGAGTTTAAAAAAACTAATCCCAACATTATTATAAGAAATTTACGACTTCTGTGATATATTTTCATTTTTATCACTCCGTTTCTTCACAAATCCAAACTTTTCCAGTAACAATTCAAGAAATCCTTTACTGATTCCATATCTTTTTTGATTTACTGTTTCCAAAAGTGCCTCACCAAAGAATCCTAAGACTGGACTTAACGGATATAAGAACTCCGCTTTCAAATGTCCAATGACTTTATTAAGGGAAAGGGCAATAGCCATTGTCATTCCTGCAACGGCTATCCTTTTTACATATGGTTTCACTGGCTGATTATCTATCATTTTCTGTGCAACCACGCCAAACAGTACTCCTGAAAAGAACAATATAAGGAAAAGTCCATGATCATCTATAATTTCCTGTAAATCTTTTAACATTTAGTAATCCCCCTATATTCTTATTGCTGTTTTTTCTTCTCCGAGTATTTTATGTATTATTTCATCCACATTTACAGTTTTTTCAAGTGCTTCAGCACCATTCAATAATAAATCCTCAGTGAATCTCTCAATGTCATCAGGAATATACGGGTTGTTTATCTCCTGTGCCTTTTTTACAAAGTCCTTAAACTTTCCAAAAAAGTTGTTTTTAACAGCTTCCAATTTTTCTATTCCTTTTTTAGCTCCAAAGATTATTTCTTTTTCTAAAACTTCCTTTCTAGTAAAATCTACTAGCATTCCTACTAAAATCATTTGTAATTGTGTATTCATTAACATCACTCCTTTAAGTTTTATATCATTTTTATTCTAAGTCATCTGACAGGCTCAAATTTGCATTTAAACTTGTCAGACAACCTTTTATACCTAATTTTATTTTAAACTGATTGTAGGTTAAATATACAAGCCATTTTTTTATAGACTCAATTTTTCCATTTTTTGAGCCTATAAATTTTCTTAGACTTAAAATTTCAAAAAATTAAGTCTTAAACTAATTCAAAATATTCATTTATACTTTTTACTATTGCTTGTATATATTCATTTTTTCTTTCAAAAGCTTTTTTCAAATCCTCGTTATTGTCAATAAAAAATGGCTCTGAAATAACACAAGGAGCTTTTGTTCTGCTTAACAGTCCACTTCCTCTCCCGTGCCAAGGCTCTTTTGCACCTCTATTTTTTAATCCTAACGCTTCAGAAACATTTTTAGATAATAATTCAGCAAACTTTTTGCCTTTCACACTCCCTGGATAATATATTGCTTCTGTTCCTGTCGCAACTGTATTAGCACTGTTACAATGTAGAGATATAGCTAAATCTGGATTTAAACTATTAATTAAAGTAGTATTTTCCATTTTAGAGTATCCTCTGTTATGTGTAAAAGCTTCATATCCGTTATTTACAAGCAATTCCACTAATTCATCAGCTAATTTTGTATTATATCCTAGTTCAGTCACTTTTTTATCCTGTGATACTGCTCCACAGTCATTCCCACCATGCCCTATAATTACACAGATTTTTTTTCTGTACTCTTCAATATTCATTCACATCACCTTTTCAATATGTTCTTCTTTTATTTCTACACGATTGAGCCATCCTTTTAAAAATCCTTCCTGTGAAGGATCTTTTGCTGCAAGATTTTTATAAAAAGTTCTCTGCATTTCATGATATTCCTTTAAAAATGCTTCAGGATCTATTGCATTTATTGCTTCTAGTGTTTTGTTTCCTATTATTCCATCTATAATCAGATTAGCTCCAAATTTATTTGCTACAATCTGAGCTTTTTTAATTCCTTTTCCTCCTGAATTAACAGCCCAGTCAAATATTGATAAAGCCACTCTATCATCTGTTATTTTGTCAATATGATTTCCACGATAGTATACTTTTTCATATATTTTTTCTGCATCTGACTTTTTAAAATCTCGCATATCTCCAGTATAACCAAGATACTTTTTAGCGTCATAATGTGTTATCCCAAAGTTTGTTGCTCCACCTCTATCATTCTCGTCATTAGTATAGCCTCCTTCAACTTCGAAAATATAATCTAAAAATTTTTTGAATCTATCCATTTAAATCACTTCCTTTTCTAATTTTCTAATTTCTTTTGTTAATTTTGTTATTTCTGTCTTTATCAAATCCATTTCGGACTTTATCTCTGTTATCCTTTCCTCAGTTTCAGTTATGTCAAAGCCTAGATTTTCAAATTCTGTTTTTTCTTCTTCTTTTTCTTCTAGCTCTTTCTTATATTTAACAAACTCTTGTTGTTTTTGATACCTCAACTCCTTTAAATATTTCAGTTTTTCTGCCTTATCCTCTACCCAAGTATTATTCTTGTTGTCCCAAGTACTATATGGATTTGGTTGAGGTACTGTCTTTATTTCCTCGCCATCCAAGTACTGTCCATCTGAAAGAGTTATAAGTCCTGCTTTCACTTTCTCTGCCTCAGTCATTTCTCTTATTTCTCCAGTTACCTTATCAATTACCGGATTTTGTAAAAGCACAGCAGAATATTTCATTGTTTCATTATCCCAGTCTGGGTAAAAAATTACTGGTTTTTCTTTGAATTCCTCAAAAGTTGTCACAACAGGCTGTGCTATATTCTCCAGTGTTGCTATCAAATAAATATAAACTATCATTACTTTTCCTCCTTAAAATCCAATTTTCTTTCTCATTTCAAGTAATTTCGACTTTCTTTCTGCTGCAGTAGCCTTTTTGATATAATGCTTTTTAGTAACATCTACTCCATTATGATTAGCAAATTCACTTGCTAATTCAATCCCACCGACTTCCGCCAATAAATTAATACTAGTTTTTCTTAACGTGTGAGGATATAAATTATCTATCCTAATAAGCTTTCCTATTTTTCTTACTCTATCTCTTATAGTGCTTTTACTCATTTGTTTGAATATTCCTCTATATTTAGTAACAAATAAGTATTCTGAACTGTTTTTTCTACATCTCAACCACTCCTTTATAAGCTCTATCGTTTCTTCAAATATTGCAAATTCAACTATTTTTTGTTCTTTTTCTACAATTCCGCTTATTATTCCGTTCTCTAAGTCAATATTTTCTAGTTTTATTGATTGCAATGCACTTATTCTGCATGCCGTGTCAATAATCAAATTAAATATAATCCTGTCTTGTAAATCATATTTTTTAGACATTTTCATTTTTACTTGTATTTCTACTATCTCTTTACTGCTTAAATAATAGCTTTTTCTCCTCTTTTCCACATCTGTAACTTTTAACCTGTCCAGTTTATCCCGAAACGGATGCACATCAACTAAATCTCTTTTAACAGCCCATATGTAAAAACTACTTATTGCTGTGATTTTATTATTGATAGTCCTTGCATTGTTACTTTTTACTTCCCTGCAATATCTTATATACCGTTCCAAAATTCCAACCATATTTTTTGACTTCTTTTTATTCAACAGATAATAATTATTTTCGTATTGTTGCAAATACTCAATAAATTGTTTCATATTGTTTGCATAAGTCCTATATGTTGTGTTTTTTACACTTTCGTTTCTCACTATGCAACTGTTCAGATATTCCTTGTAGATTTCCCAATTTTTGTTCATTTGTATCACTCCTATACTTTTATTTTTAGTATAGCTTATGCGAGTAAATTGGAAAATTTATTCGAAACTCATCAAATTAGTTTACGAAACAATATCCCGGTCGGAAAAGTTTTTGAAACAACAATAAAATTTCCGACTAGACCCTGCAAAGTTTTTTACAATGTGTATACTGGTAACACTCAATTAGTCGACTTAAACAATGCTTCTCAGTACTCAAGCAGTGAAATAGTTGTTAATTTAGGAGTGTCAAGAAACGGATTTTTGCAATATTCGATTGCTAAAAACACCTCGAGCATAGATGGAAGGCACATCTATGTTATGTTTGTATTTTAGGTAAAGTAAGCAACTGTAATTTTTATATTAGCTGCAGGAATAGCTGATAAATTGCCTTGGCATCCTACTAATATTCGATTTGATTGAATATCTAAACAATTATACTCTATCCAACTGCCGAGGTTGTGGTTCGTAACTGATATTATTTTGTTCATTTTAATATGACTCGGTAACGTTACTGCCCATTCTGTTATATTTTGTGCAGAAAGATACCCTAAAAGTTGATTCATTGACAAAACTTCAACTTTGAATAAATTTTCCAATTTCTTCGCAGTTTGATAATCCGAAATTGGAATAAATTTTGACCCCTCGAAATAGGTCAAATTATTTTCGACAGTTGGAACAACCATCTGCTTATTCGCCTTATCATAGTATGCAATCCCGACTTTTTTAGTCCCTGCATCCTGCAATAATCCTCCATATCCGTCTGTACCCATCCAGTTCATTTTTTCTTCGTGTTTTATGTAATCCTGCAGAGTTGACAATGTAACCAAAGTGGATGGATTAATCTGCATTGTTGCCCCGTTAGAATTATTTATTTCAGTAATCAAGTCAATCTCGACTGTAGCCAAATTGATTCCGTTTGTTGCAGGCATCGTGTCAGCCTCTGCCGCTCTTGTCACACTGTACAGTATTTCGTTCCCCGAATCTATTTTTCCGTACAGTCCTATCGTTTCTATTTTATATGCACTGTTAACAGATGCATTTGTAAATATTGCATTCAACCTTACTTTCGTACCTTCCTGACTTACTCTCGACAGATTGACTGTCTGTTTTATTTCGTCAATATTTATGAGTTTTGATACATCAGTAGTGTCACTGTACACCTTACTTGATGTTACCATTCGAGTAAAAGTGATCTGCTTATTGTTCCCAAGAGCATTCGCTATAAGTGAACGACCATTATCTGTCACTGTCGTATCTTTAAAAATTGCCATTTTTCTAACCTCCTATCACATATTTTTTACCGAGCATAAATCCTGAAGTGGCGAATATCTTAAATACTGCATCAGGTAACTTTGCTCTTATTTCATATTTCATATAATTTATTGCTCCAGTTGCTATGTATATTCTATTTTCAGTTTTCGGAGTGAGTATATTAATGCTTTTAAACCCTAAATTTGCAGGCAGTATTGTTTTTAACATGTTATTCAACTCATCATATTTTTTAGAATCATCAAATTTCGTAGTTACACCTAATTCGTAACTATTAAAATTAGGTTTCAGTTCGTAATTCCCAGTTCCGCATAGTTGGCTCATTTTATTTACAAGTACTCGCCACGTATATGGAATTTGGTCATTCCAGTACGTCAGAACCCTAAAAATCCTAATCTCTAACGTGTCGTTTTCATACCTATGTAATCCCAACATTTCCTCAAACTTGCTTATCCCATCCTCATCACAATACTGTATGAACTGATTATTAAACACCTTTTTAAATAAGTTCCACAAGATTTTAAATTCAGGTTCCTCACTTTGCATTATTCGCCTAATCTCTCTATACTCTTGCATAAATTTGGGCAAGTATTCCAGTAAATTCACGTTTATAATTTTTAAAAACTTCATACCGTAATACCTCCCCATACAGGAATTTCATATTCAGTAAGTTGTAAATTATTAGAACTTCCATTTATTGTTGTGCTCTGAATATCTAAAATTCCATTTATGTCAAGTATTTTTGCTTCTATCCTTGATACTCTTACAACAAGATTATTACTCACTTTTTCATTTTTTAATGCCCAGGTTTTTCTAAGCTCCAACAAGTAATTCTTTATTACTTCCTCAACTTTTAATTTTACAAGTGGCCATGTAAAGTTAGGTTCAAAAGAAATAGTGGTTGTTATATCCACACGAACGTTTGTTGTCCCTTGAACTGTCACAATATGCCCTATTGGAGCAACACCCAAACCCTGTGCATCTTTTGTTGGATCTATAATATCTTGTACTTTTTTAATTAAGGTAGTACTCGCTTGATTGAAATCGCTATCCAGTATTGTTAATAAGACAGTTCCGCCTCCATTCCACACTGGAGTTACCTTAACAGCTCCGACACCTTCTATTTCATGCACTTTTAACTTGTAATCAGAAATATTCCCACCATAAGCCTTCATGTTAAAACTGTCGAAGTATCTTTTTCTGAGTACTTCTGTTCCCTCTTCATCTTGTCCTGGAATTAAAAGTTCTGTTATTTCAGCACGTCCTAGATTACTTATATAGTCAATTGGTATTATTTTACCAGTTTTTGTATTGCCGGTCCTTCCTGAACTTTCGCATTCCAGTTCATATTCATAGAGGTTTGTAGCAATATTATGCTGGATAAATTTTACTGCCGTATAATTTAAGTCTTCCAAACTGAAACGGCTCCCTAAAGGTATCTCAATATCGAAAATACCTTTTAGTACTGCCTTACTTGCCTTGTATGGAGATATTCCACGTTCGGAAGCCCTACGTATTAAGTTTTCCCTACTTGCTGTATCTCCAAATGTTTCCTTTATGAAATCCTGAAGCACAAAATACATGCTTTCCAGCTCCATTGCCGCTGGAGCCAAAGCGTCCCATATTACAGAGCCTTCCCGCTTATCCAAGCTGTTCGGAATCCTTGCAAGCATTCTTCCCATTATTTTTTCATAAGTCACAACTTCAAACATATTATCCTCCTTCCTTAGATTAATGTTACCGCCAACCCATTATCAATCTGAATTTTCCCAAATACTGTTTCAGCAATAAATTTCTTAATCAGAACTGTACCTCTCTCACTTTCAGTATCGAACTCAAAAGTATGTACCGCTGTTATCCTGTTATCCTGTAACAATGCTTCCGAAACTCTACGTTCCAGTTCCACGATACAATATTCAACAGGCATGCCGAATAAATCCTCAAGTTCAATTCCATAATTCCAGGAATAAATAATGTATTTGTATCGTTCCGTGCGTATTATTTTATAGATTGCCTGCTCCATAGCCTTTTGACTGTCTACAAATCCTAAAATATAATTGCCTTTATAGAGTTCCATCCGGTATGTTTTTGTGGGCTGTTCTTTTACTGTTATATCTGCGCTCGTTTCAATTTTTGGTATCATAGCCACTCACCTTCTGTTTGAGGGGCGTCAATTCTATCCAATACAATAAATTTCTGCCCGCCTTGCTGTCTTATTAAAAGCACACCCTCTCCAACTTTTAAACCGTTATGAACTGTTATTTTCTTACGTCCTTTGTACTCGTGCTTATGTTTTTTTATATCAGTCATTGCACCTTCAACAATTTCCGTTTCTTCAGTGGAATGTCCAACAGTAATGTCTACTTCATAATCTTTTACAAGATGTGTCAAAATTAACTCATCTTCTTCAATAACGGGTACATTTATGTCAAGCCTTATAGTAAGTGGACCGACACTTTCAACTTTTCCCACATAGATTTCAGAAGGTTTATTATATTCAATTGCATTATTTATCATTTTCTTGAGTACTTGTTCTAATTTCGCCATCGTGCCCCTCCTCTTTACCTATTTTTCCTTCCAAGTCCAAATCCATAAAGTATTCCTTGAATCCAAATTTGTGGGTTACTTTGTCAACTAGCATATAATTTGCGAGCTTGAACTCAGCAACATCCATATAAACAATAAAAGAAGATCCGCCACGAATTCTTACATCGCCGAATATCCCTTTCAGTTTCAAGGTTTTAGTTCTTTGATTGTAATATTTAAGCATTTTATTCGCACGTTCTCTTCTTTCAGCTTCTGTTGCATTGCTCCTGTTTACTTTCTCAAAATACTGTAAAAGCCCCCACTTAGTAATGTTCTCACTGTCAAATACCTGATATTTTTCAAGTTTTTTCTCTTTATCATTTACGTAGTCAAGGACTACCTGATTATAGGTTTCTTTGTCAATACTACTTTCAAAGTCAAAGTCTTTCCCTGAAGTGTTGTCAAATATTAAATCTTTTATTTTAAGGCTTTCAGTTTCCTTCAAAGTCAACTTCCCGTAATCATCGTAAATCACATATCTCTTATTTGTAAATCTCAAAGTGTCACTCAAAGCCCCTTGAATCATATCAATCAAAGTTGTTCCGTCTTCACGTCTTTTCTCGAATACATGTTTTGTATCTTCTATTTCTCCAAGTGTAAGTTTAAAGTCTGCTGCTATCATCTGCACGATTTCACTTGCTTTTTTACCTTTGAAAACATAGTATGCTTTGCTTTTTAAATATCTCAGCTGATCATATGCTGTGATTGTTACAATATTATTCTTTCCAAGTTTTCTAGTAAATACGTAGCCTAAGAATACATTTTGACCTCGATACTTTAAACTTACCTGATCACCTTCCTGAACCTTTTCATCGAAAATCATTTTGAATGTAAGTTTCCCTGGTGCAGCTTTTCTTTCTAAAGACAGCTCAATACTGTCTGTAACAACTGGTGAGATTATGGTTTTGGTGCTTTGGCTTGCTACTATCAGCTCAATATCCTTTTCCATGTCATAGCTTTCTTCGTTTGGTTTTGACATAAAGGATTTTATTTTGTTTTTTATATCCTCAATCATCGCACTACCACAACCTTAATTTATCTGTTACAAATCCAGTTAAGGAAGAAATACCATTTATTTCCATAACTGTTTCAAGCTGATCAAGTCCACCAGTTTCACGCCTTATAACCTGCCATATCTTATCACCATATTTCATTTCTTTAATTCGGCTTTCCACTTTATCTGTCCATCTCTGGTTCTGCGTACTCACAGTTCCGTCTGCATTCGCTATATATTGTTTTGGACGGGGATCTATAAATTCTTTCAGTTTAATTTCCACATAAACATCCATACCTTCTTCGGCATTTTCTTCAACCGAAAAATCTTCAAGTGATACTTTCAGATTTGTGTTGAAATAGGCTTGCGCGGAATTTGGATAATTTCTTATTATGATTAACTGAAAAGGTTTAGCTCTTTTTTTTAGGTTCTTTAACTTATTTAAAAAATAGCTCGGTTTTTGATAAAATCCTAAGTATCTGGCAAATGGGTAACGTTGAGAAGGAAGCATAAATTTAAAACTTATTTCTTGCAGTCCTTCCTGTTTTAGCATATTAAACTCTGCATCATTTATTAAATTGATAATACTATTCATATTCTTATGCGAAATATTAACAGATGAAGGTGCAACAGGTAAAAGCACCTTATCAATATAAAATATATATCCCTGTGTTCTCATTAGTCGCTATGCACCCCTTCCGCTCCAGTATAGACATGTTCTGCAAGCCTTTCACCAAGTGCGTCAATGAAATCATCTGCGTCTGCCTGCTCTGAAATATTGTTGTAATTTGTCATATCTATTTTTATTTCTGCAGTTGTGAATTTGTTTACGTATTCCCTTTCTGCAATGTCTCTTAGATATTTCATATCCTCGTTCATGTCATCCATTTTATCGGCCATTTTACCTGTGTTGTCAGCTGTCTTTTTGTTGTTAGGGTCTTTTCCACCCCCACCACCTTTACCGCCTTTATCTTTTCCTGTATTTCCACCTTTTTCTCCAGGTAAATTTTTCCCCATATTCATCAGCTCATCCTTACCCTTGTTAAATCCATCGGTCAACCCTTTAATTCCACTTCTAACATCTCTTTTACCATCATCAAAGGCTCCTCCTAAATCAGTAAGTTTGGTAGAGGTTAGCTTCCCAGCACCATTCATGACACCTTCCATTAAACCTGAAGGGTCTGCGTATCCTGTGTATCCAAATTTTGGTGCCTGTTTTTGTGCTACTTTCACGCCATTAGCATCTCCATAAGCCATGGCTTGGATGTGTTGAGCTGGGGTAAATGAAGCTCCACCTCCACCACCCATTCTTCCAAGACTTATTTGAAGTGCACCCCCGTTTGAAAAGTGTGTACCAATAACAGAGTCTACAACTTTACCGATTTCATTTAATCCTCGCAAAAATCCATTAACAAAATTCTCAACCATTCTCGCAAGTGAATTTATTGCATTGGCAAAAGCGTTGTGGAATCCATTTGCAACGGTTACTGCTGCCCTACCTATAGCGTTATATCCATCTATAAAGCCGTTTGCAATCCCAACAAAGAAATTGTAAATACCTTTAAGGATATTGCTTATAGTTACTTTTAACCAAGCCCAGACCATTGCTGCACCGTTAACCATCCAGTACCAGCCTTGCAAAAGTGCGTTTACAAGCCAAACTCCTGCATTCCATATTCCTATGAACACGTTTACTATTAATGTACCCAGTCCTATGAATGCAAGTATGACCACTGATACAAAAATGACTATTATATCCCATAGAATTATAAAAATGTTGCTAACTAAAGCGGCAAACCAATAAAACATTCCACCTACTGTTTCTAAGGCACTTTGAGTCCCTGTCGCCCATTGAGTTATAGCTACTGCCGCCCACAGTATGAAAACTATAAGTCCGATTATAACCGCCGCCAGCCAAGTTCCCGGGAAGGCCCATATTGCCGAATTAAGTGTCGTTTGTGCAGCTGCCAACCCTTCAGTAGCAACAATTGCCGCATACTCTGTCGCAATCTGCCACAATAAAGCAATACATTGGGCTATTGTAGCCATAGTAGACCAAACTGACGCTAATGCTGCAATGGCTTGAACTGCTCCATACCATAACAGTGCCGCAGCAACACCGTAAATAACTGGACTTATCGCCTGCCAGTTATCAGCTATAAATTTACCTGCCATAGCAATTCCGTCAACTATTCCATTGACTACCGCCTTTAATCCTATGAATCCAATTTTCATATTATTTACAAATGATTGGAAAGCCTTTGAATTAGCCAACTGATTTATTTTTTTGAGTATGCCGTCCATCTCCCGCAAAGCAAAATTCTTTGCCTGAATCCAAACATCCTGCCAAGTAAGAGGCAAAGTTCTAAATTTAGCATTTATGTCATCCCCAGCACTAAATAGAGCGTTTTTTATTATGTCCGCTGTTATTTTCCCGTCTGCACCAAGTTTTTTCAGTTCTCCAACCGAAACATTCATATGCTTGGCTATTGCCTGTGCTACCATCGGGGCATTTTCCATTACTGAGCGGAACTCATCTCCTTGAAGTTTTCCAGCTGCCATTGCCTGTGTCAGTTGATACATTGCACTCGTTGCTTCCATTGCGTCCGCCCCTGATACTTTAAATGCCTTTTGCATAAGATTTGTAAACTTTACCATCTCATCAGTATTGTTAAATGCATCTTTAGCAAGTAAACCAAGTTTTGCTACCTGGTTCATACTATCCGTATATGCAACTCTTGCGTCATTTGCTGACTGATAAATCTGTTCTTTCAGCTGTTCAGGTGCGTCCGTTATCAAGTTAAGCCTTGCTGTTATCTGTGCATTCTGGTCTGATGCCTGAAGTAATTGTTTTGCACCCATAACCCCTGCTATCGCTGCCCCTACCTGCATCATTTTTTTCTGTATTTTATCAACAATACTGGGCGTCTTACTTAAATTATCGTTTACTGCTTTACTGTCACCTTTCATTTTTTGCAGTTCGTTTTCTGCTAATGCCAACTGCTGTCTTGCGGCTGTCAAATTAGCGGTATTAATATTCATAGATTTTCCATCAAGACTGGACAGACTATTTACTGTTGCGCTTATAGCATTGTTTATCGCTGTAAATGTCTGTGTCATTCTGTCATTTAAAATTATGCTGTTCTGAATTGTAGCCATTTTTCACACCTCCTAACGCCTTTTACGGCCAGCCTTTCTTTTGGCTTCTTTTTCAGCCTCTTTCTCTTTTTTTATTTTTATGTCAATACAGGCCATAATGAACGCTTTCTCATAAATATCCATTTCAGCAAATTCACTTGGCTTTATTTTCAGTTTATGCAGGCAATAGTAAGCATAATTATACTCTGCCACATTTGCCTCAATTAGTTTTTTACTTCATCTTTGATATCCTCTACATTAAGATCCCATCCGTTTATTTTTTGAACTTCCTGAAGCAAAGCTGTATACTCTCCTGGAAGCAACATTGCATTTATCAATTCTCTTGAATCCATTACTCCCCAAGAATCCTGCAGCTCCTTGTCATCCAAATCTGGATAAACTAATGATTTTAAAACTAAATCAACGAAATATTTCTGCTGGTCTAGTTCTGGGACAATTACCCCTTTAGCCTTTTTAACCTGTCTTGTATTCTGCTTTCTTAGTGCGTCATCCATTTCATTTGAGATTGACTTTATCTCAAATTTAACAGTATTTCCTGCATCGTCCTTAAATCTTTTTGACACTTCCACTTCCTGATTTTCCACAGGGATTGTATTCTGTTTTAAAAAAAACTTTAAATCTTTCATTCTTAATTATCCTCCTAAATTTGTTTGAAAATAGGGAGCTTAAAACTCCCTAAAAACTATGCTTTAATCTAAAAAATATGTTACAAAAAGTACCCTTATATGTTCATACCGTCAAGAGCATTAAATTTATCCATAAGTTTCCAGTCCTCAAATGTGAAATCAAACTCATCTTCAAGATAGTCCGCATCCGCATCAAACTGTGCTATTATTCCACCATCAAGATTGCAATCAATCAACATTATGGTTTGTTTCCCTACGCTCGAAGTTGGGTCTTCATTTACAAGCTGCATATCGAAATAAACATCCTTACCTGTTCTTGTGTACTCCTGCAATATTTCTCTAAATATTGACGTGTTAAAATGGAAGGTAGCACTTCCAGTACCTTTCCAACCTGCCGCTTTGTTCCCCTTTCCAGTCTTACCTAGAATCGGAACTTCAACTTTAGTTTTCTCCATTTCTGCTTTAACATTAATAGCTTGCATAAAGTTGTATCTCTTATTCCCAACTGTAACAAAACATTTGGCAAGACTTCCAGATATGGCGTCCTTTCCTTTCATTATCGCTGTATCGCTCATCTATTCTCACACTCCTTTATCTAAATCATTGTACAATTACGTTCATATAAAGTTTTTCCATTGCCACAACTGGTTTAATATTAGTTGTGACCAGCACGCTTTCCTTGGTTTCCCCTTCAACAACCGTAATATCTGTCTCCTCATTGAAGTCTTTTATCGCTCTCAAGTCTTCTAATGTTTCGTGGTGTTTTGAAATATCACGCTTCAAATCGTTTCTATCATATTCTGTATTGTTTGACGAACCCAAATAAGTTTTATTAAATATTGTTGCCACATCAATAGCAATCTGATCTAAAGTTCTCATTACTTGAGCGAACGAGAAATCTCTATTTTTTCTTTTTATGAAAGAAACAAAAGAATTGATGTCCTTCAGAACTCTTATCTCATCCCCAGTCTTGTGGAAAATGAAGTACCCTGCCTTCACAGCCAGCTCCAGTTCTGTCTGAGTTTCCTCAACTTCAAGTTTAAAATCCCCATTGTATTTATGATTTGTCAAACTTCTGTTAACCACACAATATGCTTCTGTTCCGCCAACCCAGTATACCGCTGAATTTTCAGGAAAATCAGAATCCAGCGTTTTTGTTTTAACATTAATCACGCCTTCATAATCCGGGTCATCAGCACGGTAAACCACACATACAAACTTAGCTCCAACCTTATCTCTCATTCTCTTTGTGTACTGTACATACAAATCTTTTATAGTTTTCTCGTTGGAAGTACAAACTAAAACATTGATAAAGTATTTATCTATTTTATCCAAAAATTTCTGATGTGATGCACCTGTCACAGTTCCGTTTGTCCCTCCTGTCATAGGTGTTCCTGCTGTTACTGTAAGAGTTGCATCTGATTTAAAAATTACAAAGTCATTGTTTTTTAAATCCTTTGCAGTCGCAATTGTCTGAACATCCACCTTTTCAGATTCAACAAAAGTTGTAACATCAAACAGAGAAGCATTGTCAACGTTTGCCTGAATGGATATCTTAATATCATTCCCTCTTTCTCCTGTATACTTTGCAGTTCCAAAAGCATTCGAGGCTTTATCACCACCCGTATTCAGTTTAAAGATATAACCAGTTTGAGCGTGCTTATAGAAATCTCTCAGCCCTTTTAATTTGTCGCTGTCATAAGAATGTCCAAAGTATTTTGTAGAATTTTCAATAAAATCTCCATTTTCCACCTTGAAAATTTCTTCATCAGCACCCCAGTCAAGCTCAACTCCAATTGCGGCATACCCTCTATCCGAGAACACGAGTTCCACTCTTTCCTTGCTTACAAAATTAATATATGTACCTGGCAAAACTTTATTCTGTACTAGCCAGGTACCTCCACCATAAGCCATTATTTAACCTCCTTGTCTAAAAAATTCTCTAATTTCTTATCGACGTCTGACAATGTATATTCCTTGTCATCCTCTAATAAGACATTTAATAAATCGGCTCTGTTTTTATATTTGTCAGATCCTATAATCTGACTTTTTACAAATTTAGTTTCATTTGATTTATTTTCAGCGCTTTCTTTTTTTGCTTGCGTTTTGTTTTCAACAGTATTATTATCTGCCATTTCAATCCTCCTTCAATCCAGCATTTATTCCAAGTTTTCCCATTTTTGTTTTTTCTCCATCCAGTTTGTAAATAAACATTTCATACGTGACAAAAAAATGCAGTACTTTGTCCTCTTCCCTTGAGTTCCTGTCAGTTCCTCGAACAAGTGTTCCATCATCAAGTTTTATATATTCAAGCACAGTATAAAGTTTATCCAGTGTTTCAAATATCTCTTGGGCTTTTTTATCTTTGGGAAAATATGTAATGTCAAAAAGATAGCTTCTTAAATACCTGTTTCCAACAATCTGTTTTTCACTAGGGTTCAACAAGTCAATAAAAAAGCAAGGCTCTTTAAAACCCTGCTCCAGTTCTTCCCTGTGTACGTCTATTCCTTCAAAATTTTCAGACAGTTTCAACCCTATTGCATTTACAATTTCATTTAGCATCTATCCTCCTAACTTTTTAAGCCATTCAGTAATCTTCTTTTCTATAACGGATGGAGCTTGCTTTTGCAGTTCACTTTCAGAAATTGTTAGCATAAACTTACCTTTTACCCAAGACTTTTTTAATCTCTTCCCAATAGCAGGAACAAATCTTCCTGGTGTTTGTCTATGCCCGAACTCAACATAACTAGCATATTCAGTAGAGTTTGAAACTTCTATTTCGTAATTCCCACCATTTTTTCTTACATCCGATACTGTCCAGTTTTTTCTTAGAGTCCCACCTTGTCCACCATATGTTTTAGAGAATGTTTTACCGCCTTTTTTATATGAAACTGTCTTGGTTTTTAAAACTCTAGCTCTGCCTTTCTTATCATATATAGTATCACCTTTTTTTATACCCTTTTTCTTATTGTCTCTCTTATAGGTAGCGATTCCAAAATTTGGGGAGCTCACAGGTGTCCTTTTAATTACTTTACGTAGAAGTCTACCAGCTAATTCTTTTATAGTATCAATCATCAACTGCTCTTTTTCTTTCTCCATTTCTTCAATTATTTTTTGGAACTCTTTCAACCCATCAAACTGCACCCTTATCTTTGAACTCGCCATTACGCCTTCTCCTGTTCAGCTTCAAGTACAATTTCCTGATGATTTGTATAAACTGCTGAAATTCCGCTGTGTCTATATGTTCTTGTTACATTATTTTGTGTCACTTCAATCGTAGAGCCTGGAGGGATATAAACTTCCGGGGAAATGAAAAGAGTTACAACTTGAGATGTATTCGCCCCCAGTTCTGTCTGTTCAGCTTGGCTGATGGTCTCAAAACTTAAATGGCAAGGAACATCTTTACATATCTCCACCTTTCCGGGCTTTACTATGCCGTACTTATCTTTAGAGTTCTGTCTCTCAAAAGCTGTGCATAGTCCGTCCCACATAGATTGTATTGCTTCTCTTGCACTTTTTAAAATATTACTTACCATACTAGCCTCCTATATTTTAAAATCTCATTTTCGCCATAAGTTGACATACCCAACAAAAACACTTCAAACTTATCCCCAGTAGTTTTACTGTCATCAAAAACAACTTTTGTTTTCCCTTCGCTTATCTCTTTTGCGATACGGTTGAAATTTAAACTCGGAATATCAAGCTGATTTATTTTCAATTTAAAATTTAAAAACTCCGCCACACTTCTGTTTATCCATACATACTTTAGCCCTTCAGGAACTTTCTTTTGATTAGTTTTATTACCAATTTCGTATTTTACAGTCTGAATGGAGTTATCCAATAGAAATAAGTCGCCATCTACAACTTCATAGCCTAGCGACTTTAAATATTTTTTAACATCTTCCCTGATGTCTGTGATATAATCCATAGCCATCACTCTATCCTCTCGAAATTATTCTGGCAATAGGTATGGCTTTATGATCTATGTATGTTTTTGTACCTGTAGCATTGTCATTTACCAGTTCCCAGTTTGCTCCCATCTCAAGTTCGGCGTCAGTTGGTGATAACGTTGCCATGCTTGATTTAGTGAATGAAATTCCATAAGGGGCATAACACACTCTTTCTCTCGAATACAACGTGTCCTGTCCACCATTGACTTTCGGGTCTCTGTGCATCTCATGAGGTACTTTTGCTCCTGCATTAGTAAATTCAAATGCTCCTGCTCCCAACACATAAGTAGTATATTTAATGTACGCTGGATTGGTTCCTGATTTAGCAACTTCTTCAGTTGGCATTGAGTCATCAATTAATACGGTTCTTCCATTTAATGTTGCAAGTGTCAGGTCTCTCTGTATTCCGTTCGCATCGGTGTATTTCAGATACTCAAGCAACTGAAGGTTTTCAAGATTTGTTGCAACCTGTGAGTGCATTATTGCGATTGAAAATTTTGCCTTATTCTGACCTACAGCCTTCTGTAATGCATTATTTAAAGTTGTAGGACTGAACACCTGCTTAGCCGCATCTGTTTCTTTTGACACGTCATAAGTGTGTTCGTTTACAAACTTTTCATTATCTGTACCTGTCATTGAGAATACCCCTTTAAGTATAGATAATAATATCCCCTGGTTCAGGTCATCCCAGTAGTCCGATACCTGCTTACCTACCTGATCCATGAAATTTACTCCGCCTGTAATGTCATGCGAGAAGTCTCTCTCTATCCATCCGTTGGCTCTTCCTACTACCACTCTTGAATGCGAGAATGTGTCCATTGCTGTTGCATTTATATCTGTCTTCCCGTCGTAGTTTACAGCAGTTCCACCTATTCTTCCAAACAGAGGTACTGTTATGTAGTTTCCTCCTGTCTGTTCTTCCATCATTGCTTTATACTGAGGAGCATTATTAATAGCCCCCGATTTCAGTAATTCATTCCTTTTAAGTTTTGGAATTGTCTCATAATACTTCCCGAATAATTCAGGATTAAACTGTTTTGAATCAAAAATTGCTGCTGGCATAAATTATTCCTCCTTTAATTTTTTATTTTCTATCCCAGTCTTGCCATCATCTGGGAATACGTTTCTGGTGCACCTGTCCCTGGATTTGTTTCTCCTGTTGATGCCCCTGGTTCTACACCACTGAAACTTGGTTTGGCAGGTTCCTTAATCTCTTCAAATAAGAACTTTGAATCCTCAGCCTCTTTCAATGCTTTTAACTGTTCATCCAGTCCGGATAAAGTCTCATTTTCAAACTTTATCTTTTCCATGTCCAGTAAAGCCCTTACAGCCCTTGAATTTTTAGCCTTAGCATTTCCGAGTGCATTATCAATGGCATTGTCTAATTTTATTTTAGATATGTTTGCCTCATACTGCTCCTTCGATGCCTTGTTTTCATCCTGAAGCTGCTTAATAGTGTTTTTAAGAGTTTCAACATCCCCAGTACTGTTCTTCAGAGTTTCAAGCTGCTTATCCCTTTCGGATAAATCTTTCTCAGCCTGTTTTTTAGCATTATTCACTTCATCAAATCTTGCTTTTGGGATAAATCCTTTCAGCTGTTCGGTATTTGCTGACAATACTTTTTCAGCCTGTTCCTCCGTCAATCCAAGTTTTAACAGATCCTCTTTGTTCATAAAATAATCACTCCTTCATTTTTTACGCTGTATGTCAGCGGAATCATATCTGATTTGTTCTTTTACGCCTTCAAATCCAAAAAAAAGGCGAAATAAAAAAAGAGCAGTCGTTAAACCGCTCCTGAATTATTACTACTCTTTATCACTCTTGTACAATTTCTCTAAATCTGAAATTTTAAATGTTAAATCCTTCTCTTCTTCAAGAACTTCCATCATAAATTCGAAAAAATCCCTGTGTAACTTTATTTCAGTTTCTATGAAAGGACTGTCCAAGCCTTTCCAGGATATCTCATTTTTCTTTTTCTGGATCTCTTTTTCTTTGTTTTTCATTTCTTTGAAAGCTTTATAAAGCCTGTGTTTTTTTGACAACATGTCTTTTTCTCCTATATTTCAGTTTCTTTTCCTTAGCTTTTTGCACCTGAAAAACTTCTGCGACATTTTCAAAATTTACATTCTCAAGTTTTCGCGGATCCATATTTAAGTCGATATCTTTCATTTCAAACATATTTCTAGATAATTCATGTATATATTTTTCATCTATCGCTGCCATATATCTTAATTCGTAATTAGTAAAAAATGTAAAATCATCATTACTGAACCCCCATTCATGTAATCCTTCTGGATGATTATGTGTAATGTATGAATTTTTATAAGGTATACTCATTTTATGTAGGGATATCGAACTCGCGTCACCTTTTGCCACATAAATCTCTCCACTTTCGGTTATTACCATCGCACTTTCATACGTATTTTTTACTATTTTCTGTTCGTATTTTCTTAACAGGTCTACAGGATTATTATACCCTGTATTTTTTATATTGCCAAGTTTCCTATAACGCACATCTTTTTCCAGTACAACTGTTTTATTCCCTGAACCCAATCCTTTAAAACTGTCTTCCATTTCTATTTTACTAAACATTTCATCAATTGTTTTACCATATTCATTTGCAAGTTCTCTCGGTTTAGGACTTGACATAAACTCCGAAAATGCTTCTGCAAATGTTTCCTGGGCGTTTGTAGATCCATAATCACTCAATTTTTCTGCTATATCTCCAATTTGCAATTTTAATTTTCTAAATATTTTAGGTCTTATTTTACTTGATACTAAATTTGATGCTATATTTTTGTTAGGAAGCTCCCCTAAAACTTTCGCATTAAATGAGAGAAAGTCATCAACTGCATGTCCTATTTCATGCATTGTTATACTTTCCCAGGTTGTCCCTTTTGGAAAATATCCTCTCTCTACAAGTTTAGCTATTTGTTTTTTAAATTTATCCAGATTACCATAGTAAATTTTATTAAAAGTTATCCCTCCTTGACCTGTCCCAATATTGCAGTTTGCAAAATGCTTTGAATCTTTCAGTTTATGAGTGTTAAAAGCGGCCAATCTACCTTTCATCTGAGGGTATCTTTCAAATACTTTTTCATAAGTCTTATGAACAGATTTTGCAGCTTCGAGTTCCATCCCATCGTAAGAAAGCAGTTCATTTGAATTAAAACTGTCATTTTTATAAAACCAGTTCTGCGATTTTGTAAACTCCTCCATCTCCTCTATTGAATTAATGTCATCAAGTGTCTTATGTTTTTTAGATGTTTTTTTCGGTTTATCTGTTAGCTCTGAATTATTATCAAGATATTTTTCTTTCCAGTCCTTATACGTGATGTCCGCTGGAACATACTCCGTTTCTCCTGTTTTCTCATTTCTTACGGCTCTTTCGCCTTCCATATCGTCAAAATATGGAGCTGTAGTAGTACGACATCTGACATGAAACGGATTCGCAGTGACTCCGACTTCATAATCCTTTAAGTCAAATACCTTGCCATCCATTTCTTGACATATATCCGATGTCCTGTTATCCAGTGTGGCCACTATCTCATACTTTTCTACTCCCAAATCCTGATAGCTTTTAAGCCTTGCCCTGCTTGAATACGCTGCACTCTCAGTATACACAAGTCTTGATGCATTTGCTTTCGACACTTTCATTTTCTCAGCAATTTTATCCGCCAGTTTCTCTAAACTGTCGCCTCTGATAAATGCCTGCGTCATTTCTGTATGTAGAGTGTTTATAAGTTTGTCCTTATCTTCCCATATCCTGTCGCTAAAGTTTTTGCCGTCAGGAGCCCATGGCTTTTTAATAACCGTATTTACTAACTTGTCATTCAGACTGTATATGTTAGTTCCTACTCCTGTTCCTTTAGCTATCTGAAAAGCTGTTCTGTTGTACTGGTCTTTATAAAGATTTTTAAGATAGCTTTCGAATCCACTTTCACGGCCATTATAAAGCTTTTCTATTTCTCCTCTTACCTGAAGTTTCATAGCCTCAAGCCGTTCTATATGGACTCTCGCACTTGCGTTCTCAAGCTCCTTACTCCAGTCTTTTTTGATTCCATTTTCCTCTCCGTACTTGATGTATTCGTCAAGTGTCCATTTAAATTCTTTAAGTTCTTTATCATTAAGCATCTTCTTAGCTTCGTACAAAGATACGTCGTTGTTTTTAGCTATTCTGTTGTACCACACTTCAATATCTTTGTTCAGCCTCGATATAGCCCTCTCATATTCCAGTTGCTGTCTCCGGAATTCGTCTCCCGCTATCTTGTTAAGCCGTTCCTCTTCTTCGATAAATCTGTCCTGCCAATAATTATTTTTACTCATCTATATCATCAGAGTGGTTATGCTCTCCGAATCCCCCATAGTCTTCAGTCTTAATTTTTTCCTCACGTTCCTTCTTCAGCCTTTCCTGTTCTGCCTGAACATCTGTCACCCATGGGTGCTGGGCGAGTATTGTTTCCTCAGATATTATTCCAACTGAATTTTTGATGTCCGTTATTGCCTGACTTTCGTTAACCAAAATATCCCTATTCAACACAACTTCAACCTTTTCAGCAAGGAAATCACCCTGCCCGGTATTCTTTAAATGGTTTGCAACAAACCATAGCAGTTCTTCAAAGCTTGCCTGAAATTCTGTCTCAAAATCGTTCGCCTCCAAATCAATTTCAGAGTACATCGAACGAATATTAAGCTGATTTGGATTATTCCCAAGTGTATCGGCCTTGCTGTCAAATCCTGCTCCATTTTCGATTATTGTCTGTTTCAAAAGTTTAACTATCGCATCATAGTTTCCTGCATTCACTTCTACCTGTAAGCTTGACACTTCTCCTTCTTCCCTGACCTTTACGGCTCCATATGTTGCCAAGTTTCTCCTGAACTCACCCAGGTTCTCACCATCATAGTTCTTTATAACTAGTATCGTGTTCCTGCTATCCTCCTGCATATTGTTCATGAAGTCACTCATAAGCACGTTAAGTCCGTCCTGCAGTGATTTCACCCTATTAAGCAGAGGCTGCTCCAGTTCATCAGCCCTGAAACTTATAAGCGGTATTCTTTGCCAATTATATGGTTTATTGTCAACTGTCAGGTATGCTTTTTTTTCAATCAGGTTAAGCTTATTATCGTTCAGTATGTAATATTCAACTCCTGAGTCCTTGTATAACTCTATATGCGTTTCCTTTTCGTATCTTCCGTTCCTGTATACCTGGTTGACATATTTTCTGATTGCATATTTAAGTTCTGTATGATCGTTGTCAGTCCACACAGGGATAACTTCGACCGAATTAATCCTCTTAAATTTCAAATTTCCTTCCTCATCGACATATAAAAATAGCCAGCCGATGCCGTTATTATATACATCAGTGGATATCCTTTTAATCGTTTTGAGGAATCCTTTATCGAATAAATCATTTAGCAGCTCGTTGTATTTCTCATTGTCAGTACTTATACTGGGTGTCTTGGATGCTATATAGTTCACCTTCTGCTTTACCAGTTTTTTATACTGATTATTAACAATCTTATTGTTTGGCAGGTTGTGAACTGTTATCAGTTTCCCGTCATCACCTATTGCCGTTCTATTCCTTTTCAGTATGTCGTGTTCCCCCGCATAATACCTGTTCCCATCAAGCATCTTTCTGTAGTTCTCACTTGAAAAATACCACATTATGATGCTTTCAACTTCAGATAAGCTTATATTATCCTTTTCCATTTTATCTTTTCTCCTAAAAAATCTTTTTATAAACTCAAACATTTCAGCTCCTTAATCAAAAGAAAATGTAGGGCCTTTCGTGTAATCCTCCAGTGCATACCGCATCGCATCCATCAAGTGGTTGAAATCATCCACGGGCTTATTGACCGCATTATCGAACTTGTCCTTGTCCCACATATAGTTTGATATCTCGGTAATGAAATTCACACATCTCGGATGTATTATGATTTTATAATCCTGGATGTACTGGATTCCGTTATTAATACTGTCCTTACCTTTTCTTGAGTTCCTTATTCCCTTAAGCCCTAAGTCATAAAGCTCGTCTATTGATTTCGGCTCCTGACTGTCGGCGGTTATTTTTTCCTTTCCATACCCTTTGCGGATTATTTCTTCCGCTATTTCCCTGTTCTTCATGGCATTCTGATAAATTTCATCAAATACGTATATTGTCCTGTTTGCCACATCTATCAGCCCACAGAACAACGCGGTAGGGTCATTGGTGTACCCGAAGTCAAGCCCAAATGCCGATTTGATTCCATGCATTTTCGCCACTTCCATATAATCAAATTCCTTCTCTTCCCAGTTCTCATATACCAGCCCTTCAACTATTCCCCAGTTTCCAAGCCCTGCAACCTGATATCTTCGTGGATTATTCTTCTTCATATCCTCGAACAGCTTTTTATCGCTTTCGTCAAGCCATTCGTTGCACATGTAGTTCGTAGTTTTGGCCATTATATTTTCGTCTTCAACATCAAAAAATCTTTTTTTAAGCCAGTGTCGTTCGTTCCAGGGGTTGAAAGTAATTGTAATCTGTTTAAATAAAGGCTCTTCCACTATCCCTCTTATGCTCTCGTCAAGCATGTTGAAATCCTGCTCCCTGTTTATTTCATAAGCCTCTTCAACCCATGCCCAACATAAATTTCCAGTTTCAACTGTTATCGAAGTAACTTTAAGCGGATCGTCTAGCCCTCTAAATAGTATTTTCTGCCCTGTTGGGATATAAATAATTTCAAGTGGGCTTTCTTTGATACTCCAGTAGTCATTTACTTGAAGTTTGTTTATTGCCCACTTCAAATCTGCAAAGCAACTATCTTTTAAAGTTCTATATACTTTTCTTATAACCAATAAGTTAGACCCAGGATATTTCATTAGTGCAAAAATAAAAAAAAGAGCCGTCGTTTTGCTCTTCTTACTTGCCCTGCTACCCTTACAGACTCTGTATCTTCCTTTGAAATTCCAAAAATCCTTATATCCTTTTCCAACCAGTTCCGGCAGTTTTACTCTCTTACTCTTCAAGTTCGTCCTCACCTATAATCATGACTGGAATAACCCCTTCAACTTCAACTTTATCAGTATATAACCTATATCTTTTACCTAAAAGTTCTGCTGCTTTCAATCTATCTTTTAAATCTACATTTTTAACTATTTTTTCTGTTACTGATTTTCCAAATCCTCCTACTACAACTTCTTCGGTTACTTCGCCCCTTAAAGTAGAAGTCAAAAACTCCAATATTTCTTCAGCTTTTGCTATTCTGTTATCAGTATGTTCTTCCATTATTTTTTTAATGTATTTAGAAACATTAGTATTTTTTAGTAATTTATCAGCATTTACTCCTGCATATTTCTCTTTGTACCCAGCCTTTATTGCGGATTCAGTAGCATTTCCGCTAGCTACATAATATTCACAAAAAGCTTTCTGTCTTGCATTTAATTTCAATGCTACTTCACCTCATTTCTTGTAAATAAAAAAAAGACAGCTCTTATACTGCCTTTGATAGTCAGGTGTATAGTTTGCAAAACTCACCTCGACAAAGTTATCTCAAATCCTAAAATCTCACTCTATCATATTATAACATATTAAAAATTATGTACAAGACCAAAAACAGACCATTTTTTAATTTAATATATTTTTTATCACTTCATCTGAAAAAATAATAATCTGTAATTGCCTAATTAACATATTTTTGTGTCTTTTTATTGTTGTTACTCCTATTCCTAAATTTTCTGAAATAAATTCTAAGGTCATATCGTCAAAATATCTCATTTCTATAATTTTATAATATTTGCTGCTTTTTATAGTCTCTAATGCCTTTTCTGTCATTTCGACTACTCTTGCAAGTCTATCAATTTCATCTTTAAGTTTTTCAATCCTATTTTCTATTTTTTCAAGTTCTGATAGATATACTTTACTGGACTGCACGTTTATTTCTGAATTTCTCTTTTGAATTAATTTCCCACTCTCTTGTAACTCTGAAATGAGTATATTTTTAGTATCTATTGCTCCTTTTAAAAATCTCAACTCATACAAAAGCTTCTCTGTCTTCTGAAATGGTGTCAGTTGTTTTTCAGCTTTTATTTCCTTATCATTCCTCATCTTTTCCAGTATCTTATCCGCTATTCTGTCTATATCTTTTTCGTTCATTTTACTTCCTTTCCTTTCTGAATTTATTATATTTTGACACAAAAAAAGACCACTTATAATGGTCTTTGTTGTCTAAAAACATTTAATTTTTGAACTCCCATCAAACTATAAATATTATATTTTTCTATTTCCGAATAACCATAACTCTTTATTTTTTCTAAAATCCATTTATCTCTTGTCATTAACATTTGCTTTGTGTCAACTAAACCAATAAATAAAATATCTAAAAAATTATTTTTATCTATATTCTCTTTTATATTAAATATTTTTTTATATACCATTTCTAAATAAACTTCTATTGTCAATTTAATCATGAAATTTGATTGATTTTTTATTCCTGAATTTTGAGTTTCAATTATCAATTCTTTTTTCATACTTTCTCTTTTAGATTTTATTTTTTGTTTTATTCTTTTATCAACTTCTAAAGTTCCATTATAAAATAATAATATTTCTTTTACTATTTTTTCTAAATATTCATTTATAAAGTCATTATCCTCATTCTTATCTTTTAAATTTTTATATTTTTTCAAATCTTTAAATTTTCTTGAAAAAATTTTATTAGAGTCAAATATTTCTTGAAATATTATTGCCATATGGGCACAAAAATAAATTACACACTTCATTTCATAACTTTTTTTTTCTTTTTTATAACATTCTTCATTTCCAATTTTTTTTATACTTTTAAATTCAAATAAATTTCTATTCATTCCTTTTATTTCCGTTTGTATAATAGAAATTCTTGAAAAATTTTCACATAAAAAATTTATAATTGGTATTAATTTTTCATTGGATTTCAATTCTAGTAGTGTATACATTGAAATTGAGAGTTTCCATCCTTTTTTTTCCGAATACTTCAAGATTTCTTCTAATTTAGTCATGTCATTTTTATAATCTATAAATATGTTTGTATCTAAAAATAAATACTCATTTTCCATAACTCCTCCTAAGTATAATATTGTATTATATTATACCCTAAGACCAAAAATATTCAACTGCCATTGTCCATTCTATTTTAATTATTTTTCCTCATAAATTTCTAAAGTCCCGTGAATTTCATCATCTTCAATTACAAAAGTTCTTCCATTTTCAGTTTTATAATAGAATAATGTAATCCCATTTCCTTTTCCTTTTATTTTTTCAAGCCCTAATAATTCACACATATCCATCAGTAAATCTTTTTCAAGTAAATCATTATCCCAGACTTCTAAAAATATTTTCTCATAGCTTTTTTTCTCTTTATAAGTCATTTTATTTCCTCCATTTTGTTAAATATCTCTTGCATAATAAATTCCTTTGCAATTGTTGTTTTTCCAATCTCATTTTCAATACTTTTTGAAACTATTTCAAATCCTTTGTCCAATGTTTTAAATTTTTCTATTACTTTATCCTGAGTTTTAAGGACTGGAAGTTTTATTTCCATAAGTTCAAAGTTTTGTTTTGAAATTCTCTGAACTTTTGATCCTGTTGAATTTTTGAAAACTTGTTTTCTGAAAAACTCTGAATCTTGTCAAATTCCTCAAGACTTACTAAAATATCATTTCTACTCATTTTGTTTGATATTTCAAATAATTCTTTTGAAATTTTAGCCTCAATATTTTCAACAGTTACATCATATTTCCTTGATATATCACTAAAGAATATTGCTGGATATCCATTTTCAACTATATCTTTTCTTCCAAAAACATCCTTTTTACTGTTAAAACTTATATCAAATATATCAACAAGCCTTACTGTTGCAATGCCGTGAATAGACTGAATAACTTCAATTGCTTCTCTTGTGGTGTCATCGAACTGCATTTTTTACTTCCTTTCAACTGTTTTTCAAATTTATCACATATGAACCTAACTTTTTTTATATTTCCGAGTACATCTATATCAGCTCCCAGTTCGAATTTTAGAAATATTTCAATTTCAAGATTCTTTTCAAAGCTTTTTATCCAGCTCTCTGAAATAGTTTTGTTAAGTTCTTCAATATTAATTTCTTCTTTTTCGATAACTTCATGCGGAGTTTCCCATCTGAAATTTTCAGGTATTTCAGAAATCTCATAATGTATTTGTTTTTTTGATTTGCAGTCATATATTTCCTGTTCCAGTTCTCTTGTTGTTTTTTCTTTATCTACAACAATAAAAATTACTTCTATTGATGTATCATCAAAGGCATTTCTTATCAAGTTCAATTCAGCCAAATTATTCCCTATCAATTCCCTGAATTTTTGTTCTGTTTTTCTGTAACATACTCCAGGGAACAAGATATAAAAGGCAAATCTTTCAGTATATTTCAATGATTTTAAAACAAATATATCATCTACTTTTCCACTTTTTTTCCAGCCAAATTCCTTTTGAATATTCTCTTTTTCCTCATCTGTCAAACTTTTAAACTCTATTGAAAAAGGCGGATTCATTACTACAGCATTTGTTATAAAATCATTACGTTTATAATTGAAAAAACTCTTTATTTCTAAATCTGTATCACTATAATTTTCTCTTGCAGTCAGCACTGACTGTTCCTGAATATCGGCTCCATATAGCTTAGATGGATTTATAAACTGTTCAAGTTGCCCACTTCCAACTGCACCATCAAATATTACAGGATCGTTAATTTTGATATATTTTTTTACTTTCCTAGCTAAATACTGCCTTAATTCTGTTCCTGTTATGTATTCAGCTAGTTTTTTAGCTATATTTCGGTTATTATGTTCCTTAAAACTCATTTTGACCTCTCTATCTTTTTACTATTACGTCATCATAATATCCCTCTTTCAGTCTTTTCCTGAACAGCTTGAAATGCCTAGGATAAACATCCAGTAACTCATAAACCAGTTGAGGATTAAGCCAAACTCCCTCTATATGATATAAATCCTCAAAATGCCTTTTTCCTCTATTGTGGAACAGATTATGATGTTCACGGCATAAACTCATGAATGGAGTTTTAAGACCATCATCCTGGTCCATTCCACCAATTGTATTGACATTATTATAATGATGTAAATCAACTGTATTATATTCATCATGTACTTTTCCACATATGCAGCATGTCCTTTTTCTCAAGCATGCTATAACATATCTTTGAGTGATATTGTCTATTTCTAATATATGCTTATATCTAGTGTCATGCTTTCCTAATATGTATAAATTAACTCCCATTTCTAGTGCCTGTTCAATTATAAATGCTATAAATTCATTTGCTGTCTGCATATCGCATCTAGCTGTCGAAAAATCCAATCTGTCAGTTGCTATTGCAAACTGTTCTTTCATTAGTTCCTTAATTTCTAAAAGAGTATACCCCAGTTGTTCTCCGAATTCCTTTAAAAGCACATGGATTAATCCGTTTTGTGCCTGTGAAAGCTTTTTAACTGGGATAACTGTAATAGGCAGGTTATTAAAATACTCTTCAAGCTCCATTTTTAGCCCGGCAGTTACTTTTTCAACTGGTAAAGTTATAACAATCTGACTATCTATGATTTCAGCATTTGCCATTTTTTTATTGCCTTTCTTACTTTTCTGAATCTTATGTCTTCAAAAAATCTTATATTAATTTTACAAAAATGATACTCGTCTTTTTCTATTTTTCCTTCAGTTCTTAATTTGTTTTTTATACATTCAATTCTTATTCTCTGATCTTTTGTTATCATTTTATGCACCTCTCAACTCCGCTCTTTCAATCCAGTTTTGAATGTATGCCAACGCCTCCGTTAAATCTTTTCTCTTAATATCACGGTAACTTGCAACTCCAAATCTGTCCTTTAAATCTCTATATATCGCAGGAAACATTAAATTTTTATCTGAATTTATTACATCTAATCTTTGATAAACTCTGATTGATACTGCTTTTTGTAATTTTCTCTGCTCCGCATGATCAATTCTAATTTCATTTTCGACTTTGTTTTCAACAACATCTATTCTATGCTTAACCGATTTCATTTCATTTGCTTGCATTATTATCATGTCTTCAACTGTCATCGGCTTTTGTAGCTGTTCAATCTTTTCGATAAGTTTAAATCTTGTTTCAGCATTATATCTTGCCCCAAGTTGTAATACTCCCTTATAATTTAAAAGAAACATTGGTTGTTGCTTGTTTTGCAAATTTGTATAGTAGGACTGCTGAAAAATTAGCCGTCCTCTTTCTTCCCCTAGTTTACTGATTTCGTCTCTAATATCAGATAAAATATTTTTGTGTTCTTTCCCTGTTATCTCTGCTACTTCCAGACTTGTTAATGTATTTTTATTTTCTATATTCATTAAATTATTCATATCTTCTTTTCTCCTTTAATTTTTTTGTTTTAATTATCTTTTTCTCATCTGATACATAATATATAAGCTAAACAGCATTAATATAGTTTCCAGAAACTTTGCATTCGTCAGTATTCCCATTATTCTAACTCCTCTATCCATATATGAATTTCATCTCTTAACATTCCAATTTCTTTTTCTCCTGATAACTTATATATTTGACAGTCATCTTCAAATATTAAACCTTTCATACTGTCAATTAGCAGCTTAAAACCGTTATCAACATCTATTTTTTTACGATTTTCTTTGTATTGAAACAAGATTTTAACTTTTAAATTATTTCCCAGAGGCCGCTCTTCTGTGAATTGTTCTTTCAAAAATTCTTGGCAGTCTTCTTTAAATTTTTTTCCCTTTCTGCTTAAAAACATTTTTTTCTGGGACATCCTATAAGCAGAATTCCAGCTCAAAGCTTTCAATGGTATTATAAATCTATACATAGCTTACCTCTTTGAATTCCCAATCAGTTTTTCTTCTGAAATCTCCTTTAAGACATCAGATACTAAATCATATAACTCAATACTTTCCAAATCCAGCTCTTCGATTTTTTTCTCTATTTTTATTCTAAATTCAGAAAAAGTTATCTTGTGTTTTTCAATATAATCCTTGAAGCTTGGATTACTACTCACTGTGACATTCCAGTAAGTTAATAAATTATCCCTTGTTTCTCTCTTAATAGTTACTGTATCACCATGTTCTTTAACTATAATCTGTATGAATTTTTCAGTTATTTTTTGTTCTGTTATTGCTCCATTTTCTAAATTTCTATCACTTAACATTGATTTTTTAACTACTCCGAATATCTTTTCATTAATCACTTTTCTTCCTCCTGATTTTTATTTAAAATAATGAAATTTGGCTTTCACTTTCAATGATTTTTTCTATTCTTTCTGCCACTTTAGTCCATGACATCTGCACTTTTTCAGTATTTATGCCAGTTCTTTTTACAAACTCGACCCCCTCTGAATCATATGAGCAACTACTTATAAAATCCCCATATCCTGGTATACCCCAACCTCCAGTTCCGTATATATTTTTTATATATTCAACTTTCCCGGATTTAGAACTGCATTTTTTAAAAAACTCTTTCGCTTTTTCAAAATGCCTTTGTTTTAGTGCTTCATCTATATTTTTAGCTGTTATCATTTATTTCCTCCAAACTTTTTGAGAATTTCAATATTTTTTGTCAACTGCTGCAAAAGCTTTTTATCTTCTTTTTCCAGCTTTTTCATTTCTTTTTCTATTTCATCTCTACGCTGTTTTATAGCCTTGTTTTCCAGCTTTATTGTTTCTATTTTTTTAACTCTCATTTATCCTCCTAATATAATTCCTCAAAGTCTTTTTTATATAAATCTTTTCTTCTACTTTCCCAGTTGAAAAGATATTTTTTACATTTGCTCTTGATCCTATCCATGAGTTTATCGCTACCGTTTATTTTTAAAAACTCTTCTAACTGTTCATAATCAAGATTGCTATTGATAATCATTGACTTATCGTTTTCATACAGAAAATTCAGAATCATGAACATTTTTTCTTTTCCCCAGTCACTTAAAAATTCATTTCCGAGGTCATCAAAAATAACTAATTCAGATTTCGAAAGTCTTTCAAGCAAAAATCCATCATCTTCATCATTACGCTTTTTGTAGCTTTCCCTTATCTCTTCAAGCAAAGCAGATAATGATGTTCTGTACACTAAATACTTTGAATTTAAAGCGTTCATTATGCAGTTTGTGTAAAATGTTTTCCCTGTTCCAGGATTTCCTATCATTACTATTCCAAGTCCTTTTTTCTTTATCGTTTCAAAGTTTTCACAATATTTCTCAAATGATTTCTTAAATTCTTTTTCTTCAGAACTTAGAACTTTCGCATTTTCAAATCTTTTATACCAGTCCTGCTCAGTAAGTCTTGAAAGTTCCATGTATTTATAAATATCCTGTTGCTTAAAAATGCTTAATGGCACTGTCTCAACATTAGTTCCAGTCATCAAATCCTTTCGTGTAGTCTGGCTTTTTTGAATGTCTGTCTTCATTTTTTCTGCCATATCTTGCATTGTTTGAATTCCCATTGTTTGCTCCTTCCTTAGGTTCAAAAATCCCTGCATAATTATTCATTATTGACTTCTCTACAATATTTCTTAACTCTTCAACAGAGTATTTTATAAATCGCCTTATCAGAACATCTAATGATTTTGTATCTTTATACTGTCCCTTGGATTTTTTATAACCTACCCATTCCTTAAAAATTTTCTTCTTTTCGGCATCAATTTTTAAACTCTCTATGTACTCAAAAAGTTTTTCTGTATGATCCGTTTTTTCTTTTTTATTTTTTTCTTTTAATTGTGTTTTGTTAATTGTGTTTTTTTCTTGTGTATTGTTCGGGTAGCAATTTTGACACTGGTGTGGTGGTAAATCTGCTACTGGTGTAGTGGCAATTTTGACACTGGTCATTTCTGACACTGGTGGTAAATCTACTCCTGGTTCAGATTCAACATTTTTCAAAAAGTATATGTTCCCTTTTCCCTGCCTTTTTATTATTTCGATAAGCCCTTTTACTTCAAGCTTCTTTATATACTTTATAAGAGTTTTCTTACTTCCTATCCCAGTTGATTTCATTAGCAATTCTAATCCTGGAAAACATCTTCCATTACCATCAGCGTATCTTGCCAATGTCATATATATCAGTTTTTCATATGGTTCTAAATCCTCTCTGTCGATTAAAGAATTTTCTATCCAGAACCAGTTTTTAGTTCTTATGTCCCTCATCTTTTTACATCCTCCCATATACTTGAACCAGCTACATTTCTACATACCGCATACATGTATTTTATTAAATCAGCTGGTGTTTCAAAATTGCTTACTTCATTTCTATCCAAGGTAATTTTTAACGATTCCCTGAAGATTTTACCGTCATATTTATTTAACGCTTTTGACAGATGTTCCGCTATATATTCTGTCATTGCATGTCCAGTTCTTCTTTCAAAATATTCCTGGATAGTTTCTTCTTTATTATTTTTTTGTTTTTTCTTCTTTGACATTTCTCTTCACTTCTTGCGTTACAGGATAATTAGTGCTATAATTGTCCTATAATAATATTTTTTTTGCACTCTTTGAGTGCTTTTTTTATTTGTTTCACATCTGTTACTTAAATTTTTCCAATCTTAAACGTTTCTGATCTCTTATAATGAAATATCCCTGACTGTTGATGTATATTTCATTTACAGTTGTTCTCCTTGTACTTGAATCAAACAGAAGTATTTTTGCTTCAGTAACTTTTCCATGCCTTCTGCTTGTCCTTACAATTTCTTTCCTGTTTCCTGTCTCTTCCAAAATATATAAGTTTTCATATTTTGGACATTTCTCTAAAAAATTTCTAAAATTCATAGTTTCTCCTTTTTTCTATATTTTGTATTTAAATTTATTGAAAAATACAAAATATTGTGATATATTAGTTTTGTTAGCAAACAATTCAAAGGATTGCTAAATTTAAAAACTTTAAATAATTATATATATCAGACTAACTGCCAAATTACCTCTGAAAAAATATAATTATTAGAAAGGGGGGTTTACTTGTCGTGTTTCCAAAAATTTCAGACAGCCTTTTAAATTCTGTTAAAAATCTTAACAGAATTTCTGAACTATATCGGCTTCAGATTGAAACAGTTCAGGTAATGAATAATGCATTGTCAGTTTATAATAATCAAATGAATGCAATAAGCCAAAGCATAAGCAATAGTTTAGGAATGTATTATAATATAGCTAATACTGTTTCACCACTTATTCAGGTTTATCAGAATCAGATAAATATTGCTGTATCTAATTTTGAAAATATCAAAGTTTGGGATAATTTTATTAACTTAGCTGTTTCAACCTATCAAAATTCACAGGAAGAAGAATTTGAAATTGAAATTGAAAATATTCCAGTTATTATACCCAAAGCTAAAATTCAAGATATCTTTAAAGCTTATCTGAACATAGGTATAGAAAAAGAAAATGCTTTTAAAATGGCAATAGCCACAATAATTCTTTTTTCTATATATCCTGTTATTTTTATGTTCCGTCAGACCGAATTTGATATCATTAAATATATTTCTGACTATATCTATTTTTTAGGTGGAGCTATTTTAAGAAAAGCTATTTCTAAAATAGAAAGTTTTAATAATCCTGAAAATTTAGCTGATTTTTTAGTTGATGAAGGAGCATCACTTCTATTTGCACTTATAATAGAACTTTTAAAAAAATTAAAATGATAATTCCAAAAACTATAAATATACTCCCTATAACAAATTTATAAATATTTTCAAAAACAAATCTCTTAAATCTCACAGGAGTATAAAACAGCAAAATTTTTAGCCAGATTCCACCAACTATGGATAGAATTTTTATCCATAGTTCTTTCATTTTCTCCATCTCACACCTCCTTATTTGATTTCTATATTTGTTTACTAAAAAGTAAACTTTATTTGTAAAAAAAATTCAAGTCTAAATCCAATTTATCACTTATTGCCTTTAATTGATTAGCTCGAAAAGTATTTTTACCTTTTTCTAAATTTTCCAAATGATAAGATAATAACTGCTTTGACATATCTACTTCATTCGCAAAATTAGAAATATTTTTGTATTTCTTTTTTATTTTTTTTAACAGTATCTCATAAATCTCCATTTTTTCACCTCAAATTTAGTTTACCATATAGTTAACAAAAAGTCAAATATCTTTGACTAAAAAAAGACTCCGTTAAGAGTCTTTAATATAAAATTATTTCAAACTTACTTCTGCTTCTCCCGTTTCAGAAAAAATATTGTTCACAGTTTTTAATACTAATCCTGTTGAATTTGCCACATCATCTGGAACATCATAGAATATTTTTTTAGTTATTTCAGTTCCTGGATTTATGTCTTCAAAATTCATGGCATCTTTCAGAGAAACCATCGTCGGAGAATATTGTTTCTCATTTAGAAACAGTTGAAATCCTCCACTGTCTATTTTAATCATTGAATTTGATATATTTTTTATTTTTACTGTCAGTATAAGGAAACTGTTTTCTTTTGAATTTGGTTCATAATATACATACTCACTGTCACTCACTTTTTTTGAAACTTCCTTTGATAAAACTGTAAATTCAACTTTTTCTGTTTTTATCAGTTCCGTTATTGAAGCTTTTTTGTTTTCCTGAGGTTTTCCAGCATTATTACCATTCATATTTTCAGAAAATTTTGTAAATCCTAAACTGATTATATCAATAAATTCCTTATTTTTCGGATTTTCTCCATCAATTTCCCAGTCATTTCCATTCTTTTTCAGAATAGCATTAACATTTTTTTGACTATATTTAAGATCCTTTGAATTTAATTTCTCCTCAAAAAACTTTACTACAAATTCATCTCCTATTTTTGATATTTCTTCATTGCTTTTTCCATAATTGGCAAATGCCAAAGCCATAGCCTGCTGTAAAAATTCAGGAATATATGAAGATAAATCTGGTGCCTTAATGTCTAAATTTATTGTTGCATTATCTCCTTCAACTTTAGTACTTTTAATAGTGTATGACATTTTTTTATACGCATTTAAAAAAATTTCTGTTCCTTTATCTCCTTTTGTAATGTTTGAATTAGGGTTTAATTTCTTAATCTTTTCCGCATCTCCACTTTTTAGTGCATTCATTACGGTTTCAAAATCTTTTTGTGGTTTTGGTACTCCACAACTCATAAATAAAACTGATAGCATAAAAATCAATAATACTTTTTTCAAATCTAATCAACTCCTTTAATTTTTTAATATATTATACCTCATTTGAAAGAAATTTCAAAGAAAAAAGAGCCATTAGGCTCTTTAAAATTCTAACATTAATTGAATTTGTTGATTTTCTTGTATTCTTTCTTTTACCTCGTTTAGAAAATATGCAGTGACCAAATCAAGAAAATCTTTTCCTAAAGTTTCCACTATTTGTAATTCTTTTCCAACTTCCTTAGCAGTTTCAAAAGGTATTTTCAAGGAAGAAATATAATGATTCAACATTCTTTCCATTGTTTCGCGATAATTTTTTCTTGCTAATTGTAACTGACCTTCATCTCCACTTATATATGCCGAGATATATTCTTCAGCAATATTTTTCTTTTCTTTTTTTATTGCATCTGTCATAAAATGTAATGTTTTATTAGTTAACTCTATATTATTTAATCTTAAAGATTCTGCTATTATTTTCACTGCTAACCTTAAATTCATATATAAAAATTCAACGCTTTCAAGAGCATCTCTATATTTCTTTTGTATTTTTTTACCACTTTTTGAATAAACCGAGTCAAAAGTCATTATCATTAAATCCATTGCTCTCTCTATTATATTATTATTTACTTCTTCAAAATTATAAGTTTGGAAAAGAATTCTTAATTGACTGTTTATTGCATTTCTACCACTTACTCCTTTTATCATTCTAGCTTGTGAGATTCCAGATATAATCATTTTATAATTTTTATAGTTAGGCATAGTTTCAATTGCTATATTAGTTAAAATACCTATTTTTAAAATTTTTTCTTTACTTTCTTTATAGACCATTGAAAGCCCTCTCAAATTTTCTTCTAATTCATTTGAAAAATTTATTACATTTAATTCCATTATTCTTCCTCCAAAACAATTATTTTTTCTTTTTCTCCTTCAGTATCAAAAGTTACACTTTCCATATAATCATATATTTTTTTCAAAGTTTCCAAAACACTTCTTACACCTTTTCTAAGTTTATTATTTTCTTCTCTTCCGTTAACATCTAATAATAATTTTAAATCAGACCATTTCTTAAAAATAGTATCGTTAAAATCCCAAAGTTTAGTTATAAGAAATGTTCTTGTTTCAAGGTCAGTTGCAAAAACGCCTTCTTTTCTTCTTTGCATATAATCCTTAGAAATAACTCTTTCTTTTTCTAAAATTTCTATTTTTGCTTTTAAAGCCCTATTTTCTTTTAATATTTTTTCAAATTCTTCCAACAAATAATTATGCTCTTCTTTTTTTGCTTTTCCTATTTTTTGGATATTTTTTTCATTTATATTTTTTTTTGTTTTTCCAGAAATAATATTTTTCAGTTCTTCTTTTTCATCTTTTTCCAACTCTTTTAATAGTAGTATCTTTTTTATAGTTTGTGTTGATAGATTACTACCAGTATTTTCTAGTATTTTTTTTACAGTTTTTTCACTTAATCCAGTAGTTTTAGAAATCTTATAAGTACTATATTTATTGACTTCTTTTATTCTTTTTAAAATATCACTAACTACCGTAATTTTTTCATCTTTTTTTCCCATATTACTACTACTCCTTTTTCATAATATCTTTTAAAAAATAATACCATTTTACCATTATTTTTTCAACTCCTTTTATATCATTTTTCTGTTTCTCATGCTTATTACCATGCTGACTGTTCCTTTACAGGATAGTGTTTCCACTTCTTTGTTTTCAACTTTTATATCACTATATGCTACATTGTAGGATCTTAAAAATAAATTACCTGTTCCTGGTTCAAAGTAAACAAGCTTTAGATATTTATTATCATCATAATATATAAGTGCCTCTTTTCCATTCAAAGTTCTGATGTCCTGATTTGATACATCTACTACTATAATATCTCCATTGTGGTAGTATGGTTCCATACTGTCGCCTTTTACTCTTGTAGCAAAGTCACTTTTCTTAACATTACCATTAAGTTTTGGAATATTTATATATTCAATGTTGCTTTCTTCAGATTCTATAAGTCCATTTCCTGCTGAAGCCATTCCGTAAAGTGGTATTGTCACAAAGCTTTCAAATACTTCATCTGTTACATTTGAAGGTTCTTTTGAGGAGTCTTTTTTTACATATTTTTTTATTTCTTCTTTTAAATAGACTGTTTTCCCAAGTTCTGCTACTAACAAGAAATCTTCTCTTTCTTCTTTTGTTAGTTTAAAAGCCTCTAAAAAACTATCTATAAAATCCTTAGATGGATTTTTAGTTCCAGAAATATATTGGCTTATCGAACTTTTTGTTTTATTTGTTTTAGCTGCAATATACTCTAAAGTTAACTCTCTAGTACTAATAAAATTTTTTAAAAATTCTCCTAAAGTATTGTATTTCATAGCTAATCATCTCCTTATAAGCATATTATATCAAATTTTTGTCAAAAATATTTGACTTTTTGTTAACTATATGGTAAACTTATTTTGTAGAAAAATAAGAGATGTATTTTTTTTAAATTCAAAGTTTACTTTTTGGTAAACAAAAGGAGACAAATATGAAACAATACGCAGGAACAGAATATAATAGAAAATACGAAGCGATGGCTTCAGACTGGAGAGACAGGGAATTTGACAGATATGACAAGGAGCAGCAGGAGTACGAGGATAAATGTGAAGAGCAATGGAATGAAATAATGAAAAAATTCAGGGATTTTCATAAACAGGAAAAAGATAATTTAAAGTCTACTGAATGGAGTGAACTGGAGGATTATATAAGAGAGTATCCAGTGACACCTGAAACAAGCTTTGGCGATGTCATGTATGACTATTTAGAATATTTGGCAAATAGATATAACTTTTTATGTGAATAGGAGGAAGAATATGAAAAAGATAATAAAAAATAAATTACTGGAACTTCAGGAAGAAAAAGTTGATGTCCTAGTAAGAAAGATAAAAGAAGTTTATAAAGAACAAGGAAAAACAGTTTCTGTTCTGATGAACTTCAAAACAGGAATTTTAGAAGTGGCAAATGGAAAAATAGAACTTAAAATAATAAAAGAAAATGAGCTCTATAAAATAGGAAAAATAACTGAAAAAAGAAAAAATAGTGAAGAAGGTTACATTGATGAACTTCTTCAAAAATACGGAAGAAATAAGTAGTGGATTAATATCTTAAATAAAAAATACCCCTAAGGGTATGAGGTCTGATGGTTAAAATAAATTGTAACTGACTAAAATAAAAATCAGTACAACTACTATTTTAAGCATAGCAGTACCTCCTCGTAAATGATATGTGGCTTTGTGAAGCCGATAAGATTATAACAAAAAAGACTGGAAAAATCCAGCCAGTTTTGTCACAAATTTTATATCATTTACAAGTTCCCTTTTGGGGTCTACCTTAAGGTAACTATACTATAACATAATTTAACGAAAAAATCAAACGATTAGTAGTTTAATTGTGCCACCTACTCCTAAAATAAAAACTGCCAAGATTTAATTTTTATCCTAGGTGGTACGGTTAAGCTACTAATCGGGGATGTATTCCAATAGTTCCAATGGAGAAATATTAAGAGGTTTAGCTATCTTTTCTAAGGTATCAAAATCTACTCTTTTAACTCTATTGTGATAAAGAGATAAAATTGTATTTTTATTAACTCCTGATAATTCAGATAGTTCTGACATTTTAATTCTCTTTTCTCCAAGGATTTTGCTTAAAACTATATTTATCATAGTACCAACTCCTATATTTTTTCTATATTATACAATTATTTTTGTAAAAAATCAAAAAAAGATTCGACAAAATACAAAATATATTGTATAACAATCTTAGGATAAAATACAAAGATGTTTGTATTAAATTGAAATAATATGATTTAAAATCAAAAAATCTTTGTATAAAAATATTCTTGGCGGAATAAAAAAATATTTTAGGAGGAAATTTATGAAATTAGAAATTTTTAAACACAATGGTAATGGACTAGTTGTAAGTTCAAGAGTAGTTGCAAGGGGAATGAAAAAAGAACATAAACATGTGTTAGAAAGCCTTGACAATATACTGTTAAAGGGGGTAGCCGAAACTTCGGCAGACCTAAAAAAGCTAATAATACCAAGCTCTTATATTTATCCACAAAACAAACAAAAATATCGTGAGTATCTGCTCACAAAGGACGGCTTTATCCTGTATATGTTCAACATACAAGGTCATATTGATTTCAAAATGGCATACATCAATGAATTTAACAGAATGGAAAAGGAACTACAGGATAAACAAAAACACATTCTGCCTTTTGAAGAAGATAAAGAGGGAGTAAAGCACATGAAAGAAATATATAAGTCAAAAGAAAGAATGGAAATTGCACTGAACGAATACAAATATAATTTAATCATTGGAAAAGCTATGATAGAGAATGCTCTGTTGGACATCAAAAATAGTGGATTTAAGACAAATAAAATGAGCGTATATTTTGACGGCAAAGGATATAACACTGTAAAAAGCTTTTTAGAATTTGAATAATTAATATTTTATCAAATCCATAACTTTGGTTGTGGCTTTGAGTAAAATCTTAATTTAGGAGGAATTTATGAATAAAGAAAAAGAGATATTTGAAAAATTTATAGAAGTTAGAGAACAGAATAAACAAGTTTCTTTGACAATAGAATTTGCAGAAAATGGTTTCTGGATAAGAATTTTTAAAAGAAAAAGAACAAACAAACCAGCAAGGTATGCTGATGATGAAATAGTTTTTAATTATAAAGTAGATGAAAATGTTGAAAAAGCATTTGAAATTCTTCAAGAAAAAATAAGAGAGGTAAGGGAATAAAATGAGAAAAATACTTTCAGGAATAGGAATGGCAGCATTATTTGCAACTGGTGGAGCTGGTAACTTATTTACAGCAACTTTATTATTAATAATATCTGCAACTTGCTTATACTTTGGTAAAGCTTTCAGCGAAGAAACTTGGGAGTAGGTGATAGAAATGACAGAAAATTTACAAAATGTTTTTCTTGAGACTTTACACGACTTAAGTCTCTCGATAGCTTATCTCAGAAATAGTACTTTGTTGCCTTATGAGGCAAAGCTTATTGCAAGTCGGTGCAAGATAAGTGAATCAGAAGTGCTTAAAACACTTGAAATAGCTAAAAAGGAAAAATGGAGTTTGAAAAAATAACAACCGTCAATAAATAGTTGATAACCAGTGAGGAGGAATAAAAATGAGCAAATATAAAATTGGAGTTTTTATCAACAGTCGTGCAAATCATGCAAGCACGAATTCTGAAGTGATTGATTTAGTAGAAGATTACGGATATACAGAAGAAGAAGCAGAGAAAATTATAAAAGATGATAAAAAAATTAAAAAAATTTTTGAAGAATGGCTATGGGATACAGTAGAAACAGGATATGAATATTTGGAAACTGAAGAAGATGTAAAAGAATGGGAAAGGATGGATGATTAGTGCAATACAGAGAAATAAGCTATTCTAATGAGACAGAGTGGCACAACTTAAGAAAAAAGGGGATAGGGGGAAGTGATGCTGGAGTAATAATAGGAAAAAATAAGTATAAAAATATTTTGCAGCTTTGGGAAGAAAAAACTGGAAGAAAAACAGAGAACTTTAAAAGCTCTGCTGCACAAAGAGGTAATGATCTTGAAGAATATATCAGAAATTCTTACAGAATTGATAATCCTGATAAAGAAATTTTAGAAGTTAATAAAATATATATACATCATGAATATGATTTTATACGTGCAAATCTTGACGGAGAAATTGAATATCAGGGGAAAAAAGGAATATTAGAAATAAAAACCACTACCATTAATGATTATGAAATCTACAAAAGAGAGTGGCTTAATAACATTCCTGAAAGCTATCTTTACCAAATATTACATTATTTTCTAGTAACAGGATATGAGTTTGCCGTACTGGTTGCGGATATAAGATTTAAATGTTTTGAAACAAGCACACCATTTGATTTGGAAAAAAGATTGCAGACGATAGTTATTAATAGAGTTGACTGGGAAGATGAAATACAGGAACTTTTAAATAAAGAGATTGAATTTTGGCAATGTGTCAAAAATGATACTGAGCCAAGAATGATAAAAAATTATGGAGGATAATATGGAAAAATTAAAAAAAGAAGTGATGGTATTACCTGAACTACCTAAAATGGAGTTCGTTTTTGACAACAATAAAATATCTCCAGCTAAAATTGATTTTGAAATGATTAATTTTAAAGAAGCTGAAGAACAAGTGAAAGAAATAGAAAAACTTAAGGAAGTTATTTTTAATGATGTAGATGATATCAAAAAATACAGACTTGAGGTCGCAACCAAGAAAGCAAATGCGCAGAAATTTAAAGAAGATCTTATGAATTATCTGAATAGAGAAACAAAAGATGTAAACAAAAAATTAATTGATATTGTCAATAGGCTTGAAGATGTAAGAGCTTACTTACATCAAAAAGAAAAAGAACTTGATACAGCAAAAGCAGAAAAAATTGAAAGTATTAAAAAGCTTATATTTGAAGAAAGAAAAGATTATATAGTTTATTTAACTGATAATCCAAAATGGAAAAATAAAACTTTTTCAGAAAGCAAAATTGAGGGAGAAATTCAGCAACAATATGATGAACTTATTAAAAAGGAAGAATTCATAAAATCAGAATTAGAAAAAGCAAATGCAGATCTTGAATTTGTAATAACTTTCGAAGAAACTAAGCATTTAATTACTGAAGATTATTCTATTATTTCAAATAAAATAACTGAAAAAAGAAATGATAGAAAAGCTACTGAAGAAAATTTAAGAAAAAAAGCTGAAGAACAAGCTAAAAAAGAAGCTGAAGAGAAAATAAGAAAAGAACAGGCAGAACAAATAAAACTTGAAGAAAAACAAAATACTGTTACTGAAAAAAGTGAAAATGTAAGTAAAAATATAGGTAAAAAAAGCACTTACATTTCAATAAAAGTATCAGGGCTTACTGAAAAAGCAACAGAGGATTTATTATCAGTAATCAAAAAACATAATTTAAAATATATAAAGGAGATGAAATAAAATGGCAGGAACTTTACAAAATCCAAATAAACAAGGACAAATTAACAATGTAGGCGCAGATACACTGAAAATGATGATAAACGATGAAAGAACTCAAAAAACTTTTAAGGAAATGTTAGGAAATAAAGCTAAAGGTTTTCTGACTTCATTAATGAATACTACAAATGGGAATAAGCAATTACAGGAAGCCGATCCAAAAAGTATTCTAAAAGCCGCTGCCGCTGCTGCAGTTTTAGATTTGCCTATCGAACCTAATTTAGGTCAAGCTTATATCATTCCTTATGGTAAAGAAGCTCAATTTCAAATCGGTTGGCGAGGATTTTATCAATTAGCAATGAGAACTGCACAATATAAAAAAATAAATGTATCAGAACTTTATGAAGGAGAATTTGAAAGTTATGACTCTATAACAGATGAATTAATTTACAATAGAGAAAATCGAATAAGTGATAAAGCAACACATTTTATAGCTTATTTTAAACTTTTAAATGGATTTGAAAAATATCTTGTAATGAGTAAAGAAGAAATAGAAAAACATGCAAAAACATACAGTAAGACATATTCTTTTAAAAACTCAACTTGGCAAACTAATTTTCCGGCTATGGCAAGAAAAACTGTCCTCAAATTGTTACTTAGTAAATATGGAATATTAAGTTTAGAAATGCAGATGGCTCAAAAATTAGATCAGGCAGTAATAAAAGATATTGATAAAGATAGCGTTGAAGTCGAATACGTTGATAATGAAAACAATGTAAATGACACAACAGATGAGATTCAAGTTACTGTTAACAACAATAATGAAACAACTGAAGAAGATGAAGAACTGAAAGGAATATTCAATTCAGAAGACCAGTTTTAAATATCAAGGGAGCTAATTGAATTAAGGAGGATTAAAATGGAAAAAGCAAAAATTTTTTATACTTGTGAAGATATAAAGAAAATACTTAATATTAAACAAAATAGAGCATATCAGATTATTAGAAATTTAAACAAGGAATTGGAAGAAAAGGGGTATTTAATACAACAAGGTAGAGTCAATGCTAAATATTTTAATGAACGATATAATACAGGATCGTGA